GGTTATAGCCGTCGGGGGGGTTGGAAATCCTTGTTCTATAAATCTACGACCGCCTAATGCGCCACCAAACCTTTTATACTCATCGAATAAAAGTTCTTCCTTTGCTAATCTATTTCTAGTATCTTTAATCTGACTCCATTTACTGCCACTCACCCAAAACGGTTTAGTCCTTGGGAATTCTGCCATTATACTTCACCCTCCAATTTCTGTAGTTCTTCTAAAGCCCTATTAAACTCTTTCTTTTCCAGTTGTTCTCTGAATTTTACCAACGGGACTATATCCTCTGCGATAACCTCTCGCATTATTTCAAGTTCTTCTTCCACTATCTCTTGCATTAACTCTAAATCGTTAGCGATTTCCGCCACCTCCCCTACCTTGACTACCCTGTATCCCAGAGAGGTTTTGATTTGCCAGATTCTGTAGTTGATTATCCAAGTCCTGCCCCGACCCCAATGGTGCCCTATCAGGTATTCCTGGCACTAGCGGTCTCTGTCCCTGAGTCTGACCCGATGTCTGCCCTTGAGGTTGTCCAGTCAACCCTGCTTGCTGTATAGCCTGTTGATATAACATAATCATTATCTGACTTTTCATAGATGCCAGTTCAGGTGAATTGCGTAGTCTTTCCTTAGATTGCTCACGTTTCATCTTTTCAGGGTCAACATTGGACATCTGTGCCCAAGTCCACTCTTGAGTAGTAATACCATTCCCACCGTTCCACATCTTTAATAGCGAGTCCTGCCTTCGGTATTCATCCTCTTCTGAAATAGGGGCGAACTCAACAAAGTAATTAAACGGTTCCCTGATTAAGTTCTTTTTAACCAGAACATCAAACTCATCGGTTGGTGTGCGAGTCCATACCTCAAAGTCACCTGGGATAACATTCTTAACGAGCATCGCACACTTAGATAGAATCTGCGCCCACCCATTCTGAAATGCTGGTGTAGCATACTGATAAATAGCCGAAGCCTCAGCGATTATTAATCTTCTGTCAGCACCACTCCTGACACCCACCTCTGAAAGCCCCCTAGCACTTCTAGGAGCAGCGTGCCCCGATATATAATCGTGGGTAGTAGCTAATTGGCGGTGAGAAGCCTCTGGTGGTATCTTCGACTCCCAATCGTGGAATACTACATCCTTATCTCCAACAGGCCAATATTTACCATATTCCTGTTTAATCTCCCCAAGGGATTCAGCATCAGCGCCCGTAATGTAACCACCCTTCATTGTCTCTTTCTTCATTAGAATATCATTTAACGTATAATTAGTAGACTCTGAAACTAACAGGTCGTACATATACCTCATAAGCCCCACGTATCTGCTTTCAGGGGAATTATCAGTATCAACACTACCCAATCCCGACTCTATCAGGGTATACGGGTTAAAACCATACTTGTGGTCAACAACGCCACCCCTAATTTTTAACATAGACTCGTCTGCTACAAACTCTGCCCTGTATTTATCTGTCCAGAAAGAAAACGTCTCTATCATAGCATCTGGTTCACGGCCTTTAGTGTTAAAGCTAGGCCATATCCTCTTCACATCATAGAGTTTTCTTTTGTACCATTCTATTGTATAGTAATCACCCCCAGTGTAGGGGTCGGGCATTATATGATAGGGGTTGATAGCCTGAATGATTATCGGCAGCGAAAGATGCTGACCTGCCCTCCATTTGTCCATTTCTTCAGGAGATGCGTTCTGCGGTTTATCCACCCACCTGTCAGCATCCCAGACAGTCTTAAAAACAGCCAAGCCGTGCTTCCAGTAATGTTTAGCTCCAACGTGGGCAGGAGCTATCCTTGACTCTACATTTATTCCGTGGATTATCCCAAGCCCCAATTTGCGGAGCATCTCTGACGATTTACTTGAAATTTCAGAAGTACCCTTCTTATTTGTGAAAACCCTTGCGTTGTTTATATTAGTATGATTAACCCCCGTATCTACCACATCTCTGGCAGTGGGGAGGACAACTCTGTCCGCATGGAATTCCTCTGGAACATTCAACTCGTCCTTGAAATTAAGATTATAGAACCTTTCATCCCTCTCATAAAGAGCTTGTAGTTTAGAATAATGCTTCTTGCAGAACTCAAATTCTTTTAGAATCTCCTTGATGGTTGGCTTGTCGCTACGCTTCGGCATATTGCCTCCTATCAATTAATCTCTGTATTACTGATGGTATATTGGGTTTATTAAAGGTTAAAGTTTCAATCGGTTTCATTGACTCCTGTTTCATATCCTTTCTCTTCATTAAACAAATACCCACCATAATCACATAGTCGTCGTGGGTAGATGACGTTGCTTCTATCTTGCCGTTTTTATTAGAATTTCGTATCATATTGAAGAAGTGTCTCAACCCTTGTTCGTTATAAATCCTCAATTGCATATCATTAATACCAGTAATCAATCCACCAAACAAATCAATCCTTGACTTTTCATTGGTAGAAAATCCTATCTTACTGAGCATCTCAGGTGTATCCAGTTGCGACCACGTAACATCACCCTTATGCCCCAGCTTCCTGTAACCTAATTCAACGGCTTTCTTAATCACTATCCTGCCACCGCCTGCGGTATTGTTTTCAATCCACCACCAAGGATTATGATAATGCTTCATCAATTCCACACTATGTTCCGTAAACTCATCAGGTTCTAGTTTATTGGACATTATATCAGCTACTATATCACCGTGTTCATCCATTACCCCCGTAACGGAAAAGTCAGCCCCCACACCCCAGCTTACATCAGAGGCAGCCACATACTTATTCCCAACGTGATAGTCTTTGTAAACCCTGATAAATTCCTCGCCTTCATTAATATGACCCCTGACATCCTCCATCATTATATTGAGAACTTTCTTATCAAACACTGCCACGCTTGTGGCTGTAGAGAGTGCCTCTTCTATTGAACCAGGATAGTTCTTAGCCATATAGAGTTGGGGGCTTAATTTAGCAAGGTCTCTCTCAGGAATACTTCTCTCCGTCTGTTCGTACCACTCCTGATTTCTCCCAGGAATAACATCCCACGGGAAAAAGAGGGGGTAAAACCCATTCTTTCCTTTTAATGCGTCTTCAAATAACGCTGTGGCTAAATTATCATTACCATTGGGGTCAGCGGTAAATACTGAGATAACTTGACCGCCACCATCAATCGTTGGTTTAGCGTGGGTATAATTGGTATCAGCGTATTCGTGCTTAGCGTGTTCATCCCACACCAGAATAGAAGCTGTTTCACCAATACCTGCCGAGGTTGTAGATGGGAGTGCTTTAATTACACTTTTGGTCGCAGGAAATCCGATTGACTCTTTGGAATCTGGGTCTAACTTAAATTTCATAAAATTAGGTAGTTGGTCGTAAACATTCCTGCATTTACTCAAAAGGGACTTTGCTTCATCCTGTCCTTGAGAAAATAAAAGGATATTAGCACCTACCTTACTTAGGGCATACCACGTCACATAGACCGCTATTATAGTAGAAAGCCCTATCTGGCGAGCCTTCAGGACAGATATATGCCTTTCCCTTAGAAGCGTAGCGATAACCTCTTTTGTATGTTTCCATAATTCTAAAGGAACAATTGACTCGGAAACCTGCCCTGGTATCGGGGGGCGGATAATCCTGACCCACTCAAGAAAATGAAGGAAACTTAGCTGACACCTCGCCCTCTCCAAGTTCCATATATCCTTCTCACGGTCTGTCAGTTCGGACTCTTCCTTATAAGCACAAGCCGGTATTTCCTCTTTCATAATAGGGTCATATTCCATAAGACCACTCCGCCCATTCCACCAGTAAGTACACTCATCATACCTTTTTTTCTTCCGAACAATAAAACTACCAGAAAACCACCCAATACTTTAACAATCCCCAATCCCAACATATTTAATTGAGATAGAACGGGATTACCCTCAACGCCTATACCACTGCTAACAAGAAACACCGTTAAGAGGTAGTCTAAAAGGTTTAATACTAGAAAAGTAACACTTAATGATGATATAAACATCAGGATGTTCAGCCATTAGGCAAGTCTCTTATCATATTTCCCACGCACCTATCTCCTTCTTGTAGTGCTCTGCGCAGTCATCACAGTATATGCCCGATACCTCACCCATTCCACCACCGTGTTCAGAGTCACCCCTGTCAACCACAAAATCATTAAACGCTATATGTACACCCTCGTTACCCTTAACCTTATGCCCACAACATAACGTCACGCAATAGAACTCTGAAAGTATTGAACCTACTAACCACTGAATATCACCATTTCGGAGAAGATGGTCTACCTTAGTATGCTTACACCAATGAGTTATGGTATCGTTAAGCCTCTTTTTCTTTTCCTCAGACTCTATCATCCCTCTCCTATAAGCGGTTCAACTAGGGTGTACGTACAGAGGTCTTTAGCCCTCACCCTGCTTATTCAATATATTCACAGCACCCTAGCCTTTATCCTTTAATATAAATGGTAGTTTACCATCCCTTGATAGATTGCCGTAATTATTCCGTCTTAACTGACTTGTTGCCCTGCGGTCTCTCTTAAACCCAACAGATACATTCGTACCTTCCAAGACAGTAATACCCATATAATGAACGAGTCCGCAATCACAACACGCCATCTTTAATGTCACCTTATCAGAGTCAAAGGTGAATCCGTTACCATCTTCAAGTTTATCGTATTTCATTAGCCATCCTTTATCAATGATTCAATTACTACAATATCAGGATGGTTAAAACCAGCAACGTCTTGTGTAGTATCAGCTACTTTATGACTACCCCTTTGGATGCGAGACCCTCACGAAACTCTTGCTGCCTAATAACTAGATAAGCACCCCAATCAAAACTACCCTTCCCTAAACTCTTAGCCCTCTGGCAATCCTCCATTATCCCTTCAATAAAGGACTGTACATAATCACCTATCTCTTCCTGTTTCGTCATTTCATCTCCTCTAGTTACAGTCCCAATAATAAACTCCGATAGACTATTATCTTTCATCTAACTCCACAGCAGGAACTATCAAACACCGCTTCTCTACCTCAGTACCATCACTATTTAGAAACCATACGTCCCTGTATTGCCCCGACTCAACTACCTTCTTTAACTGGGCTTTGGCTACCTCTTCTAGCATTTCATAGCCGTAGCCAATGACCTCACCAGCAAAACCGTGGTCATCTCCTTTATGAACAGCCTTCTTTATCTCTCCATCATCTAGTAACATTAGATTCCTTAACCAATAAGAAAACTTCCATTCACTCACTCCTCTATGAAGACTAGATAACCTTTCTTCCAATTCTCCATCCCGTAAGCAGGACTCATCAATATACCGTCTTTACCATCCGTCTTTATCCACACCTCTGACTTCTTCAACCCCTCTAACATAGCATCAGCACCAGCTTCAAAGCCATCACCCCCAGCCGAATACGGGTGGTCTTTCTCCCATCCTTCAGGTCTATACTGTGTTGTCATCTATTCACCTCTTGCTTTCGAGCCAGGTAATTGCCATACACCAACGGCTGGTTCAATTTGTTCTTTTGCAAACTCCATTGCTCCGTGTACTGTCTTATATTCCTTACTCTCCCATACAGCCTCATAGTGTTTACCGAAAATAACGTGCAATGGGGTTCTACTAAAACATTTCGCCCTAAACAATACTACTGGAAGATACGTTGTCATCCTTACTCCTTCGCACTAGCAGTTAGGCTGAGTTAGATTACAGAGGAGCCTTAAAATAGACCCTGAGCTATCCCAGGTTAAGCACTGGACTCTCACCGCAAGGGCTATCCTCCCTATCTCCAGTCTCTCTGTTTTGCTGCACATCCTATTTGCCTTATTCGTGCTTTATTCAGCAACATCCCCTAATCTACTTTCGCTTCGCATACCTCAGCCTATACTCCTTATTGATGTAATACACCCCTTCGGGATACTCATAACATCTAGCTTAACACTCTTAAACTCATTCCTACTAGCCTTATATAGTATGCCCCATAAGATTTTACTCAACTCACCCCTATCGTATTCCACCTAATCCTCCTTTATGTTAAACTAACTGAATTCTTAAATAAAATTGTATGGTAGGTTAGTGTACTTTATCAGTATACATAGGTTCTAATGGCAATTCATTAGGTGGATTAAATTCTTCCGCCACTTCATCACACCCCAGACACCCTTCAGGTTCTATCCACCTTAATGGTTTAGTGCAGTGTTTACAGATGATTATAGGGTAATACCTACTAGTCTCTTCCTCGTGCTTACACCACTTCTGGTACTTTATCCGCTCCCTGTCCTGTTTGTCTATAAGATTATTCCACGTATCCCCGCATAGTTCCTCTGGTTTGATACGTAACAGCCTTAGTAACCATTCTCTTATCATTTATATAATGTAACCTCCATTTTGTTATAAAATTACTTACAAGGTTAATTAAATCAATAACCCATACCTGTGTGCCAACCCACTTCCCATCTACCTACCATATCCAGCACCTTAACAGCTTACTACATATGGTGGTTAGCCCTTGAACTCAACCATCTCCTGTTTGGTTGAGCTAACTATTGCGATGAACGCAAATACCCACAGCAACGGAGTGACAATAACAACACACAAAGCAATTAACACATAAGCCAGTAGCCGTCTCATCTCTTTGGGTACTCCTCTAATAGTTTGGTCTCCTCTTCCTTATCACCTGTTAGCAGGGCTTGGAACTGTGACAACATCTCAGGATTCATATTGGCTGTCAGATTAACATTAAGGTGCTTATCTACTACCTTGCCGTCCGTTCTATCTATATACTCTTGTATGGCTCTCATATCACCGCTGATAGCCAGAGAGTATAACTTGTCTGCTATTACCTGGTTATCTTCTGAGTCCTTGTTCTTTAATAGCGTGGTTACTGAGTTTGGCGGTCTACCAGCTGGATTACCGGACGTACCAGGGGGCCATGAGTATGCTTTGTCCCCGATATTGGCAATGGGGTTCTTTTTAGCTTGTAAACCATCGGCATTATGTAAATCTTCAATAACAGGAAACGCATCTTTTAATGGATGTTCTGCCATAATTAATCCTCCGCTCAGTATCCCACCCCTACTGAAAGCCGAGCTATGTACTCTAGGACGTATCCATCAAGCCTGCATCGGCTGCCCTACTTGACCTTGTTTTCTATATTTTGGGTACTCCGGGGTCTTCTGGTGCGGACTTATCACTCCAGGCCGTTGGATAAAACCTACCGCCTTTTCTCATATCCATACATCTATTGTACCACACTTTGTCTAATAAGGGAAACTTTTTACCGGTAGACGTTTCTAATAAGGACTAACTCTTTTCCTTTCCTTAATAGTACCTGGTTTTATAATCTTAACCGGCCCATTCTTTAATCTATTTTGCATTTCTTCCCACCGTGCTTCAAAATTCATACGGTGGTCTTTACTGAAACCTTTTTCTGACATACTATTCTCCTTATCTATGTTATAATATAGTCACCCACCACCTTAGTGAGCCTTTTAATGTCTCACTCTCCCCCCTCCCCAGAGACCTATCTTTATTATAAGTTATACTGTCAACTATAATAGTATATCACAGGTTACGCCTTATGGGAAGTTTTTTAGAGAACTATTTTAGCTAGTCTCAGTAAGTTAGCAAATAGCAGATTTTAAGAGGATAAGCGAGTTATAGACAGCTATGTACTGGTAGTAAGTATGGTCTTCAGCTATCAGGTGGCTTGAGGTATTGGTAAAAGTATGCTATTCTGAGTGTAGTAGATAGAAAGGAGGTAAGGGAAATGAAACAGTTTCAGGGCACTTGTGTTGGCAATCCTTTTAACAGCGTTGAAGAACTGTGTAGCGTCATAGATGAAGCTCACGAAATTAAAATGGGGACGTTTATAAGGAACTGTAAACCAGACCCTGAATTGAAAAAAGAGTTTCGCAGATTTCCCAGAGACTTTACCTTTCACAAGAACAGGGGCATATACTTTTATACTTGGAGTATGATTGAACACTTTTATTATGGGAGCTAATCTACCATTGATAAGGCCATAAGGCCGAAACGGGGTCTGACCTGTCTGGTAGTAAAAATGGAGGAGAATAGAATGGATTATCTAACATTCAGAGCAAACGCACTATCGGCCTTGAGTATTCTAAAGCCAAAGGATAAGTTCCCACCTAATCACTGGTCAAAGGATGAGCTTGAAGGATGGGTAAAAAGAGAATACGACAGGCACTATAAAAGTAACCCAACAGTAAAATAAAAGGAGAGTGAAACAGAATGGAAAAGTTTGAATATGTTGACCACCTAAAAGAGTATGTGACGGAGCTAGTGAAGCGACACCTTGACGACCACGACCCAGAAGATTTGCCAACTGAATTCCGAGGCATATCAGAGGAACGCTTACTTGCCTTGATAGTAGACCAAGCCACCCCGATACTACGCAAGATAGAGACAGACGCAATAAACGCTGCTATTGAGGTATCAGCCAGGTTAATCAGATACTCTTATAAGAAGCAGTGACCTAGTCTAAGGAGGGACTAATGGTCTACTTCACCCAGGATAAGAACGGATACTGGAGACTAATAAGGAGGAAAGGGTAATGAAACTCACAAACAGAGAGGCCACAGCGATGAAGTGTCTAGGCGGTAAGTTAGAGATTGCCACCCTTGACCCCGACCCAAAAGCATTAGAGGATTTAACCGCAGAGTACAATTGTAAGAACTGCAACGATGTTAAGACCTGTCATAAATTATATATGGCAATAAGCTAACTTAACACCCTTGATGACTGCCCTTGATTCTGGTGATTGTATTGGTCGGCTTTCATAAATTCAAGGGTGGTGATGAACGGTGCTGGTGTCTTGTACATCGGACAGCCAAAGGGCAAGCGCACCCAATGGACGATAGTTCTGACAAGCAGAGACTGGGGGCGGGTTCGGTCGAAAGTAGCCCGGGTCGCTCCTGGATAGTAACAAGTCCGAGCCGGCTATTAAATAAGGAGAGAAGATGACTAGAGAGGAATTACTGAAAATATTAACAGATTGCCGAGTAGACGATGACCCCGAAGTAGCTCACGTAGATGCGGATGGTGCTCTTATTGACTACATTAACGATGAAGAGATAGCCGAGGCTTACAGCAAGATAAATAAATGGTATGCCTAATCTATAGAGGAGGTGAAATTGGAATGACACAGCTAAAATGTAACAAAGCTAAAGACTGCAAGGTAAAGTTC